CAGACGGCAGCAGCACACGGCACTTCCAGATGCCAACCTTGGGGGATATGACGAATGGAAGTGGGGTGGCTGCGAACCCTCTGAGAAGAGATTGACTATCTACCTAACCCTAACCTTCTGTCACATATGCTGCGACTCCGCGGTTCTCCAAAGCCTGCGGTAGGCCTCCCGTCCTAACACCACGAGATCCCGCCACTGTTGGAAATCGATTTGGCGCGGGCGGGGTACCTCCACACCAACGTTGGAGTAGTCACGCGATACCATGCGCTTAAAGTTATCGGGCCACTCGTTCGGTTCGTATGAAAGTTGGGGTTGCAGCCACTCAATGAAGGCGGTCAGCCACGCCTCCATTGCGCGGTTACCTGCGGCGTCAAGGTAGTTGCCCAGGGCACGCAGGTAGGTCTGAGGAGTGGGCAGGTCACCATACTCAGGGTAGAGTAGGCGCAGATAAGTCTCAGACGCGGGTCGGTAAGGGATGGGCTGCTGCATTGCGCCATCACCGACGGGGTAATCACCCAGGTAGAAATACTTACCCAGGAACTGCAATCCTTGGAACTCTCCCTGAGTTGCGTCGAGCAATCGTGTGGTGGCGAAGGACTTCTTGCCAGACCAGTCGATCTGGAAGGCATCCCACATCACGCGAGCAATCTGCTCAACCGTCTTGTCGGCGATTGGCGCAGAGAGGCCCATCACATTGTCATCCCCCAAGGACTCAAGCCATGCATATGCCTCGAGGTCCTTGCTGGAGAGTCCAGGGTGCAGAATGATTATGGCTGCATAGCCTAGGATGAGCGTTATGATCGACTGCAACAGGGTATTGTGTGAGTGTCCACTGGTCGTGCCGACTCGCTTCTGCATGCGCACCCCATCGTCACGATAAATGGGTGCTGCCAGCAGCGATTCGCGAACGAAGTTCCAATAGGCGTTATATCGTTGGTTTAAGCCATCATGGAACTGCAGCCGGCAGATGCGCACCGCAAGATCGACCATCCAGGGGTTGATGAAGGAGTCGAACTTGCGCGCGTCGAAACAATAGAATCGTTCGTGGGGCACGAAACGATCCACAAACTCCTTTACACCGCCGTGGTACCAGGACTGGCCCACGGCGATGGGGAAGCAAGGAGCGGACCAGGATTGTGTAAGGGGTGCCTCAGTGGCTCCGCATAACTTAAGGTCTCGATGTGATAACATAAGTATGAGGCGGCCCACGGCTGGGGCGCTGAGCCCCCCTTCTTTCTCCACCATCTTAGTGACCTTACCGCGCCCCCCAAGACGCACATCGTGTGGCTGCACACGTTCCCCACGCATGAGACGATCCCATGCTCGCTCAGCATCTGCCTGAGCGAGAGGATCAGCCTCCTTGCGTGTCTTCAATCCAATTTGCGCATACTCGATGCCTGCAAATTTGCCAGGGTAATAACGCACCGGGTCAAGCGCGGACTTCTCAGGGAAGAACAACTTATATTTTAGTTGGAGAAGGTCGGCGACGTGGTCGGCGGCCTGGCGTATGGCGGGGAGGTACTTGTCGTTTGGGCAATGGTCGGGCCGGTCGAAGTTCTGCAAGTGAGCCATTTCGACTGGGGTGCATGCTTTGACAAAGGTGTAGCTTGAGAAGTCAATGTCGCCCGTGGGGGGAGGATTCTCCTTAGAGAATTCAACGACCAAGGGATCGGGTGGTGCGGTTACTAGAGTGTCGTCTGGCTTCGCATACGCAGGCACCCGTTCCAACACCTGTATGTGTTGGAAACGTTGACGAAGGGAGTTCATGGAGTTTAGCTGCTCCTGTGTCCGTGCAACCCGCCGCATGTTCTTACGGCGCCGTGTTGAGGTTGAGCCCGATGGTATGGAGAGTGAACCATTGTCACTGCTGATTGTCGATGCCTTTCGCTTCAGCGACATGGTGTTGGAGAGAGGTTTGTCGAGTTGTATGCGCTCCGATATGCGCTGAGGTGTGAAAGTGATTTCGCAAGCCGCTTGCGAATGCAATTGAATTAACAAAGATTAGAGATTTGGCTTCAAATCTTTG